TTGTTCACTCTGTAACCTTGAGGAATCATTCCCATTGACACAATTGCATTGATGTCATTATCAGCAGTAGCAACTCTACCTTGAGACTTCATCAATCTCTCAGCTGTGAATTGTAGCTCAGAAGGAATAATCATTTTTACTCCTCTTGCTGCAATTTTTAAACCTCTTTCGTCAGTCATAGCCGCAATATCAATTAACGACTGCTCTAACGAAGTTTCGTTTAAGTCAGCTTGAGTTGTTAAAGTGTTTTTAACTGTACCAGCGATTGTTGGGTGAGCTGTGTTAAATAATGAAACACCATCACCTGAATCGAAGTTATCAGTTGTAGGTAAACCTTGAATTAACGGGTTTACTGCTTTCACTTGTTTTGTTTGTGCCATTGATCTAGCTAACGCTTTTGTATATCTAGATGCTAATCTGTCATACAGATTATCTTCAATAGCTTCTTCAGTAATCGAGAATGCTAAAGCCACTGTCTCGTGAGTGTATCTAGCAGTGTAAGTCTCTTGAGCATTGTCAAAAGTCACTCCAGAACCCTCAGCTTTAACTTGAGCTTGAGCAAATCCTGATAACATTACTTCTTCTTCAAACGCTCTGTCAGAAGATTCAGTAGTGTAGATCTCAGCATGTTGATTCTCGTACTGTTTATATTCCAGGCCGAATAAGGCATTCAAACCTGGCTCTAGTTCTTTAACTAGTTGTCCTCTACTTATCGCCATAATTATATACTCCTTATATTATACGCCTGCTTCTTGTTTCAAGAAGTGTTCGTTAATTGTAACAACCCAGTTAACGTTTGCTGCTGTTAAATCATTGTTTTCAGGGTCTTTAGAAATACCGATAACCTTTAATTGGCCATCAGAAGTTGCTAAGTCTGAATCATCTAACTCAACTTTTGAAACGTAGTTAGGCGAGCTTCCTGCTGCATATACGATATCAGCTACATTACCAATATCATCTTGTGCAGAAGCACCTGTGTTGTCTGATTGTATTTCGAATCTCTCATATGGATCATCTGCTACGAAACCGACGATGTCAGTCGCAGTATTTGAAGCCTCTAAGTGATTCGCCCATGTTGGTTTGCTTGTCGAAGCGTCAGTATAGAATACACCATTCATTGCTCCTAATAAAACATCACCTGCTGCTGCCACACCAATTGTACCAGTAGCTAACATTTTTACTGGATCCCATTGGTAAATAGCTGTTGCAGAAGCTGCAATGCTGTACTCGGATAAACCTTGGTTGTCTCTATTCTGACCAACTTTTCCAATTGCTTTCAAACCGAAAGCGGCGTCTTTATTTGCCATAGTTGTGTCCTCCTTTAGACATTATTGATTTATCCTTTGATGGTTTAAGAATTCTGTTTAGGATTTCTTTGAGCCACCGAAGGTTACACGAGACTGCCTATCAATATTGATTGGCATACTCTGATGCTGTTCCTTCATAAGATCGTTGTCTAACGCTTTGACTTGTTCCATGCCTTGTTCAGCATAGTAATCTTGTCTTTGCTTTGCGATCTCTTCCGGTACCCTTGTCAGCACAAGGCCACCAACTCCGATCACTCCTGCGTATTTTCCGTCTTCTACAATTGGATAATCTGAATCAGGATATTCATCAGCTCTTACTAATTCGTATCCTTGTCTTATTCTTCCTGATACATTTTTTGTATCATTAAAGCCAAGACTTTCAGCTCTTACCCATCTATGTCTAAAACCTGTAGGCGCAGGCGGTGCATCTAAAGATGATGGTGGAGACCAAACTTTTTTCTGAGATGTTTTTTCTCTAGTTTGACTCGCACGTGAGGTTCGTTTATCGTTTTCTTTTTCCATATGCTATACCTCCTTCGTGATTTTTAGTTGTTTCGCATATTCTTCAAGTGGCACTCCTAATTTTCTAGCGATTGCTACCTGTGATGAAGTGAGTCTCACAGTTTTGCGACCAGTATTTGTACTTCGCTTCGCACTAGCTACTGTTTGTACAGGTTTGGTCGAAACTTCCCTATTCTCTGCATTATTAGCAAATTTGTGCGGGAATTCAAGTCTTATTCTCTTATCTATTTCAGAATAGTACTCATCACTTGATGGGTCAAAACCCTCGTCCTCAGTTAACTTTTTATGTAGATCAAAGGCAGTGTAAGTCATGGCTGAATCTTGTCCAAACCATGCATTTTCCGATGCCCATTTCTCTGCTTTAGGATCAGGCGTACCTCTTGCTGCCTGTTGCCTATTTAAGTTAATATCGGGTGTTTTAACTTCTTTTTCTTTTGCAAATTCTTCTTGTTGAGCTTTTGTTTCAACAAATTTTGCATGTTTATAACCAAGCTCAGATATTTTTGCTTGAGCCGCAACTTCAGCATCAATATCTCCAGCTTCTCTAGCTTTTACTAGCTCACCTTTTGCAGCTTTTAATCCTTCAACAATTGAATCTTCTGTTGATTTCATAAAGCTTGGTTCAAGCTTCGAGATTCTCTTTTCTGCTTCTTCTTTTGCTTTTATTTGAGATTGAGCATAAGTTAAAGCTTCATCTTTTTGTCTCTCTGCTTCTCTCCATTTATGAGTCAGCTTTGCTATTCTTCTCTGAACGGATTCAGAATATTTTTCTAATTCTTCTTCTTTCTTTTCTTTCGTCTCAACTTTTTCTTCTAGTTTAGTCTCACGTTCGTTTTCAAACGTTTTATCTTCAGAAGGTTGTTCAGAAGTAGTTGGTTGTTCAACAACCTCTTCTTTTTTTTCTTCTGGCAGTTCTACATCTACCGCTGGACCAGAGGTATCAATGTCAACTGTTTTGTTTTCTTCTTGCATAGTTTTACTCCTCTATGATTAGTATTGATGAAATATATCTTCTGGGTTTGCGATTGTAGCGAGTACTTCATCATCATTGAGAATTCTCACCTCACCACCATCGATTTGTATCCTGGATCCTGCATAACGTGCAAAGACTACCCAATCGCCTTTCTTGCACCAGGGACCTTCAGGAAATTTTTCTTTATCATAACAATGTGGACCTTGTGCTAAAACTAATCCACATGTTGAAGCAACTTGTTGTCGCTCTAAAGTATCTTGACCAATATATAAACCACCTTTTGTTTTCTCAGGCATTTTAAATGGTAGAACTATCATTCTCCACCCAGTTGGTTTTGGTAATTTATCTGATTCTTTTGTTTTTAAACGTTCGTAGCCTTCAACTTCCTTTTTATGGTCGTCTTCGTATTTATCTAATAAGGCTGATTTAATCTTCGGGACTTCCGAATTTGATGACGTTTGTGTTGTCTCTTTCATCTTCATTTTGCTCCTTTGGTTTTAGCAGGTTAGAGATTTCCTGTAATATTGTCGCATAAGCATGCGCTTTGCCCAACATATACTTATATTTTTTTTTTTTTTCAACACCACCGGACATCATATTTTCTCCAATGGATTGATAATTATCTTTTAAATATTTTTGTAATTTAGTAATTACAATTACTTCTTCATTTAACATTATATTTTAAATTCCTGTAATATTTTTAATTTTTCTTCAGCTTCAGATATTTTAGTTACTTGTTTATCAACTTCATCTATGTGCTGAGGATGTTCGCCAATACCAACGGATTGTTCTAAATATATTTTAATAGTGGCATCAGCTTCTGATATCTGTGCATTGTATCTATCTTCTAATGCTTTTAGTATAGCGTCTTTCATTTTTTTCTCCTTTTTTTTCTTAATAATAAAACTCTTTGATGCCATAACCATGAAGTTAACTTAACTGAATATCTCTCTACAAAAGAGAGAGAGTCATCTAATAAACCACAAAATTTATAGATTATTCTGTCTAGCATTTCCATCTTCTACGTGCCTGACGGATACGAGAATTTGGATCGTTACGAGTTTTTGCTGATGACCTTTTTAATTGTCCTAGTGATCTAGCGCAGTATGATTTTCTACGTTTTGCAGCTTTTGATCCAGGCTTCACTTTTCCTGTCACGGCTGTTTTTAGTTTGCTTCCAGGGTTTGCACGTCTGTAAGCTTTTACACCTTTT